GGACTGCACTGTGTTCAAAGCGACGCAGAGGTATGACGGCAAGCCCGCACGCGGCGAAGGGTTTGTGCTGCTGAACTATAACAACACGGCGCCGACCACGTCTGTAACTTTCGGTGTTGACCATGCCAACACCAACATTGGTACCCTCATCGTGACGACTTCGGCTGGAGGTTCTGGCAAGACGACTGTTGCCGTAGCGGGCAATGCGGAGAGTTCCAAGCTCATGTACAAAGTCGGCGGCCAGTCCGTGACCGTGCCCAACGGCATGGAGCCGGATACGTCGTGGGCGGGTCTGCCCAGCGATAAGACCGTCGAGGCCGCGACTGGAACTATCATAACTGTCATTGAGCTCGGCTCCGATGGCAAGGCCATAAAGGTCGGCACTGCGACCGTCACCGCCGGAGCCTGATAGAGAAAGGAGGTGGGCCGAGTGACGCCTACGGCAAACCAGAGGATCCTTTTGCAGACCGATCTCGGCCTGCTGCATCCCACGCCTGAGCAGGAGGTGCAGCTTGACCACTACCTGTCAATGGCTCATGCGGCGATATCGAGAGAGGGCGTCCAGCTTAATCCGGACGCCCCTGAAGATGACGCGCTGCTCTCCATGTATGCCGCCTGGATATATCGCCGGCGGGCAAGCCCGGACGCCTCGGGAATGCCCCGCATGATCCGGGCAGAGCTCAATGACCGCAAGATCGCTCAGGCAGGTGGCAGCGCATGATCTATGACCGCGTGCTGACTGTCTGCACGCTCGATACTGAGGCCGAGCCCCGCTGCCTGCGCCCGGGCCGGAGATATTACTTCGGTGAATCCACCGTCGGCGTGACGCGATATTACGCCGCACTTCAGGCCGGTGAGCGCGTAGACATTGCCGCCGAGATGTGGCCGGCGCCGATAAGCGCCGAGCAGTTTTGCCTGGTCGATGGGAACCAGTATCGCATAGTGCAGATCCAGCGCAAAGAGAACTCCGACGGGCTGCCCGTGCAGCTGCTGTCGCTCAGACTGTCTGAGACGGTGTTCCCGGTTGAGGAGGCAAAGCATGATACCGATAGCTGAAGCCCTTGCGGACATTGGAGCGCCTGTGTCTCCGGTCCCATACAGAGGGACTGAGGACGCCTTTGTGACATACCAGTGCATAGGGCAAACCGGGCAGATATACGCCGAAGGCGTGGAGGCCGAGACGGGTGTGGCCTATGCCGTGGACATCTTCACCGGCGGGAGCTATGTACCGCTGATGAAAAAGGTGAAGGCTGCACTCGAGGCTGCCGGCTGGGTCTCCACGCTGGATGCCGTGCAGTACTCAGACGACAAGCGCCAGTCCCAGGCGAGCTTGACGGCCATAGCTGCGGGGGCGCTGTATGGCTAGTTTTCAGTATTCAGAGAGCGCCTTGCCGGAGCTGATACGTCAGCTCGAGGACAACGGCCTGTACGACAAGGAGAACACCAAGAAGATCCTGTACGCCGGCGCCGAGATATTTGTTAAAGAGGCCCGGAGCGCCCTGGTGCGCGCCGGGCATATTGATACCGGAGCCATGCGCGACAGTATTACCTACTACAGAAAGGTTGACACAAAGGACGGAGTCCACAGCGTATCCATGTCCATTAAGGGCAGGGACGAGAAGGGCGTAAAGAATGCGGTCAAGGGCTTTGTCCTGAACTATGGCCGCAAAAAGGCCTACGGCTATATCCCCGGCTCGCACTTCTGGAACGCCGCCATGCTGTCTGCTACCCCTAAGATGATCCGCGCCTGTGAGGACGCGGCAAACACGATATTGCACGAGAAAGGACTGATATAATGCCCGCATTTGACCTGAGATATATCAAAATCGGCAAGTACAAGAATACAGACGGAACCATCTCATACTCAGACGTCACCACCATCGGTGACGCCATGGATGTGAACCTGCAGTTCAAATATGCCGAGGGCCGCCTTTATGCTGAAGGCGTGCTGGCAGAATATATGAAGCTCATCACCGGAGGCACTATAAGCATCGCTGTCAAATACATACGCGCTGAAGCACAGAAAGCGATGTTCGGAGCAAAGGATACTTCGATAACCGTTGCCGGTATAACGCCGGCCACGACTGGACTTGCCTACACAGGCGCAGATGAGCCTTCCGCTGTGGGCTGCGCGTTCTACGCTCCTGACATGATTGACGGCGCCCTCAAATACACCTGCGTGTTTATACGGCGCGTCATATTTGGCCTTCCGGCGATGGTGTACAAGACAAAGGGCGACAGCCTCACATTCCAGACTCCCACGACGACGGGCGAGTTCATGGCAGACCACTCTGCCACGCAAAACCTGGTCGACGTCGTGACCGTCGATACTGTCGAGAACGCCAAGAAGTGGGTCGATGGGGCGCTCGGAGGGTCCCAGGCATGATAGATATGCGCCTTGAGCGTGTGCCGTTTGAATTTGACGGGCACACCTTTCAGCTTTGCTGCAACATGAACGTCCTGGCCGATGTCCAGGAGGCCTTTGACGGAAAAATCAGTGAGGCACTGTCGGGTAAGTCCAGCGCCAGGTCACTGATGGAATTCCTCACGGCCATGCTCAATGATTCCGCTGATGAGCAGGGGATAGAGGTTCGCTATACCTCTCGCCAGGTGGGGCGCATGCTCGCACCCGCACGGATGAACGAGGTCAAGGCGATTGTCATGCGGCTGGTGGGAAAAGCCATGTCTGCCGACACAGAGCTCTCCACAGAGGAGAACGACCAAAAAAACTGACTGACCAGGCGGAGCCGGAGTCGCGCAGCATCGACTTCGCCTGGTACATGTATGCCTGGATGAGCGTCCTCCGGCTTGACGAGAGGTCCTTTTGGCGCACCGCAACACCTGCGCGCGTTGCGGCTCTGCTGCATGCTGCCGCGCCCCGGAGGACACTGCAT